GTCAAAGCTCAATCATACTACGGTATGTACAAACGAGGGGCTATTACTAGGAAGTTTGGGTACTTCCCCACAGTAGTCTGGCTCACTAGTACAGAGCTTAGGAGAAAGCAGCTGAAGGGTATATGCAATGAGTTAGGCTTACCTGCAGAGGTATACACTCTGGAGGACATCCAGTAGTATGGGAAGATATTGCTGAGGTGTGATTATTTAGGAGGAGATAATATGGGATACAAAGAAGACAAAGAAAGAAATCCAACTAAGAAGGTTAAATCTGTAGCGTTCCAGCTAGCAGACCCTATGGAATATAAGATGTACTGGCATGCAATGAACCAAGGAGTTTACTTCTCAACGTACGTTAAGAGGTTAATCCAGCGAGATCTCATTGATACAAAACAAGGAGATACACTAGGAGTACAGGATCTCAAGAAGTGGAAGAATAATGGACTATAGAGCTTGCCTACTCAGGTAAGTTCTTTTTTTTTATTTATTGCAAATTAGGTGTTGCTATCTCGGTATGACCGTGGTATGATTCAATTAAGATAAAGCAAAGGAGGACGAGCTAATGAGTAAAGTGGACGAGTTAAATATTTATACTGGCAAGGATACGTTAGAGGCTTTACTGGAGGGGAAGGTACTGTACTATAAAGGTAGCAAATACAAACTAGAAGACGGAGAACTAAAGGTGGACGGAGAGTATTCTTATGCAACTGTGAATTTCCTTATGCAAGCAGAACTAACCGAGGTATCCACTCCTCAAGTAGGCGACTGGGTGAAGGTAACCACAGAGTTAGGAAATATTCGAACAGGACAAGTCACTGAGATATCTAACTCTAGGGTCTGGGCTACATGGGATGACAACCACCTTAACTCATCTATCGAGTTAAACTACCCAGGAAGAAGCTGGCAGATCCTATCACCCGAGGAAGTCTCCGAGTACAAACGTGAGCAGACATTTGTCAAGGTAGGCAGGAAGCTGAATGAGTTCAAACGAGGAGACATAGTATACATCGAATCAGTGTATCGTGTAGCTATCGTAGCATCAAATAACAACACAAGTTTGATTAACCTACATGGTATAAACGAGGAGGGTAAAGGCTACACAGCTAAACCTCACCAGCTTACACCTATCTCGTTTGTTGAACAACAAGTGGACTTGTCATAGAATAAGATATTACCTGAGTCATAACTAAGGAGGAGAAACTATGAAGTATTACAAAGAGGGACATGTCTATGAAGTTATAAAACTGTACGAAAAGATTATTAGCTTACCCGAGTGGGAGTTCAGAGAGTACAACAAACTTAGAAAGAAACTAGAAAACGCTGAAGTTCATATGATTAAACACGCTAAGGAGGAAAACCATGTATAACTCTAAAGTAAAACAATTAGCTTACGACTTAAAGAGGAGAGGTCTATCCCTAGAGGGAACGCTCGCTAGTCTACTAGTGGGTCGTCTCTCTAATCAGTTCAACCGCAAGACTAAGCACGTAGCGCAGGACTTGAGAGTCCAATTTGTGAGCATAGGAGGACGAGACTAATGAGTGAACAACTTTCAATCTTCGAGCTGGAACCTTACGAGAGCAACGTCAACACAGTTAATCACGATACAGCAGGACTTGAGCAGATTGGCTTCTCATACGTTCTACCTCTAGGGGTGGACAAGCAAGGGAGAGCAGGCTACAGGGCTGTCTATGAGGGTAAGGGCTGTACAGTAAACATAGATGATGGACACGTAATGATTAAGCACGATGACAGTCGCTTCTGGGACTACATCGGTAGCTACAAGGTAGATGTAGATGCTTAGAAGATGGAGGTTATGGAGGCTATCTAAACTAGAAGAACGCCGTCTCGTGTTAAAAGAGTACTACCTAAACTACGCAGAAGGCTATCTACTATCCAGTGTAGTCCATGAGTTGTACGACATAGAATTCAAAATAGAAACCATGAGGAGGAAGATCAATGGCTAGAGGGAGCTTAAAAGTCGGTGCCTGTGTTGGATATTTGTTTGCTGTAGGATACCTGTTGAGTTGGCTTATTGTAGCATCAAACTAAGGAGGATGGACTGATGAGACATACACGAAATAGACAAATATTTAACTCTAAACAGAAGGTATTACTAGGCAAGTACAACAAGAATTATCCTATAAAAACTGTACGTGAAAGAATGATTTACACACTAGACCCTACCTTCAAGTGGCACCGAGAGTACGGAAGAGAGATTATGCCTTGGGGGCAAAACTATATCTCCTTTGGTAATGTTGTGCGTTTAGTTAAATTCTAAGGAGGCGGTCTCATGGGTCGGTCAATGAATAAAGTCGCGAAGAGGTTAGCTATCAAGCAGTTAAACGGCAAGGACATCCGCTCTAAGGTGTCTAGCGAGGCGGAATTCAATGACTGGAGTGAAGACAAGCTTAAGAGGTTAATCACTATTCATTATCAAATGGAGGAGGGAAAACGATGGAGTCGATAACTATCAAGATATCATCTGCCTCAAGGGATGCTAGTGAGATACTGTCTCTGGTTAAATCACATTTATGGGGAGATATATCTAGTTCAGCGTTTGAAATTGAGGAGATAACTAGGGAGGTAGTATCCGATGAGTAAACCATTCTTAGAGTGGACTATCAAGGAGCTAACCGAGGCGATGCTCAACCAGAAAGACTATGATACGTTTATCAAGATGTTCGATGACTTAGTAGCAATACACAAGGAACTAAAGAAGATGGGTGCTGTCAAGTGAGTATACCCGAACAGATCGCTCAGCTAGAACTACTACTGAAGATATACCGAGACAGTAAATGACTTTCTCAACAGCACCTCCTCAGGTTTCTCTTGCTTTATTGGTATGACTGTGGTATGATATAACTATGTATGTAAACCCTGAGGAGGCAACACTTATGAGAAAACTTGTTGGACAATTCTTACTCGCGTGGCTTATCTTGTTAGTAACATTCATCACAGGTGCCGTCATGATCTTCTTCGTAGAACTAATCGGCGGTGTTATGTGGTTATTCCCACTGATACTCTTCAGCTTGTTCGTACTCAGGGAGGTCAAAAGCTATTCAGAGAAATCTAAGAAAGGAGATCGCTAACTAGGCGGTCTATTTTTTTTTGCAAACTTTTTAGAATAAATTGTTGACGAATAAATTATGACCATGGTATTATGAACTCAACAGCAAAAGAACAAACAATAAACCCTAAAGCATAACAAATGAGTTACATATAAATCAAACCAAAAACCCTGAGGAGGAAAATTATTATGAAGAAAGTAAAATCAGTAGCATTTAACGTGGCGGATCCTATGGAGTACGGAATGTTTCATTACGCAGCAAAGCAGGAATACTTTAGTACATACATGAAGAGACTTATCCAACGAGACATGGAAGATGGCAAACGAGTAATGCATGAGATGGATAGAGATACATACAATGCCTACAGCGGCAAGAGCGAAGAACAAATCAAGCTAGAGAAAGCTAAAGAGTCACTTATGTTTATGCACGAGAGTGGACTAATGGATGACAGCGAGTTCTACAAGAACATGTTCCAAATCCAATCAGAGTTAGAAAAGGCAGCACACTAATAGTACGAGCTATCTGAGGAGGTGATTAGTTGAAATGTAACCGAGGCAGCGAACTGAATAGAAGATCTATGAGTCCTGCCTCTGGGTAGGGCTTGTTTTATTTTCTGAAAAGTGTTGACACTTTAGATATTACTCTGGTAAGATATACCCAACAAGACAAACCGAGGAGGAAAACTAAAATGGTTAAAGCTATCAAGTCAGTTCTAATGGTAATCGTTGGTCTCTTGAGCCTGTATCACTTTGCTTCCATGATAGGCTTACTCATTCAAGGTAAAGAGGTAGATCCTATCACGCTTTATATCATCCTAGGAGGCTGTATAGGCTTGTCTATCAAGCTCGTAATAGACTCGGTACTGAATTGGGTAGATGCCTTTAGAGGTACTACTGAGCAGGCTGTAAAGATTGTCACTGTAGTCGCTGACTCACAAGAAAATAAGCAGATTATCTAACAAGTCCTGCCTCTGGTGGGGCTTTTATTGTGTAACAGAAATTTAATATAAGGATACTAAACAGTGTTAAACCTGCATGGTTGACACTTTAGAGGAAAAGTAAGTGGACAAATAGGTAGTTGCACTAGTTGCCATCTCAGTACTATATCTGTGAAAGCTTCTTTACTCTAGAGACTTACTAATTAGACAATCCTAATTAGTTCCCTCCTCATATAGTCATTTAATAATTAAAGATCTTAAAAGAAAGTCTACTAGAGATAGCTAATTAGTATAACTACAAAGGAGTTGTCTATACAGTATGTCCCTCATTAGAATACACCTCGATAACAAATACCCTAAAGGTAAGCCTAAGAAGAAAGCCTACAAGAACGGCTTAAGATTCTACAGTGAGACGGAAGACAAGATGTTCCGGTCTAACTGGGAGGTGGAGCTAGCAGAGTTACTAACCTCAATGAATATCCCCTACGAGTACGAGAACAAAAGGTTCTACTACAAAGACCACCGAGAGAGCTACCTCCCAGACTTCTACTTACCCACCTACAACGTATACCTCGAAGTAAAAGGTTTTATGGACAAGCGATCCCTCAAGAGATGTAACCTATTCCGCAAATACCAAGGAGCCACCTACGGGTTCCTACTCTACGAGAAAGAAGAACGTGAGTTGATACTCAATGAGCCAGCTCTTATTTACACCTACCTAGGCATAGCTCAGGAGGAACTAAGGAGGAAGATACGATGACAGATGCAGAGAAGAGACTCATTAGTAAGATTAAAAAGGATGCTGTAGAGACAGTCAAGGAGATTAACGGTATGCAGTACGACACAGCAAGAAAGAATAAGGTGACTGATCCTATCAAGAATGAACTCAAGAAGGTAACAATTATTTGTGGAGCTGTACGAAAGGATACTGGGAAGATTTGCAGTAACCCTCCTGTTGAGGGAGCTGCTAGGTGTGCTGCTCATGGTGGATACTCTACAGGTCCTGTCTCAGAGGAAGGCAAGAAGAGAGCGCTGGCTAATTTGAATCCCCAAGCTGCATTAGTTCACGGACTCAACGCTAAGTTCGTATTTACTGTAGAGGAAGAAGCCTTGTACACAGGTCTCATGAACTATGCTATCGAGGAATTACAATTAGACCAAATGAATATCATCTTAATGCACCGTGCTCTCATGAACCTAATCAAGAATGAACGTAAAGAGGTAGCACAAGCTGGAGAGATAATCGCTGAGGACGAATCTTATCAAGACTTTGATAGCAAATTCCTCAAATATGTGCAAGCTCTGGGGATGGATCGTAAGTTCAACGTGAGCGTTAACCACAAGGATAACAACAAAGGCGTATCACTCAATATGCTTTTTGATATGTAGATAAAAAAAGTGTTGACCTCCTCGGTATGACCATGGTATGATTACCTCAACAAAGAAACCCTGAGGAGGAAATACAATGGTAAACGAAACGAGAGTACAAAGGTACCAACAAGCTATCGAGGAAGCAATCAGTGAGGAACGACCAGTGAGGTCGACTATATGGAGTAAGCTAATGAAGGCTATCAAGGTAACAGTCATCACAGCAGCATCGCTATTCGCTCTACTAGTAACGTGCTTGATAGTCGACATCTCTAACGATACACCTGAAGAGAAGGTAGCTTACATGAACGAACAACCTAAGAAGGTGGAAGCTAAGAAGTCTCTACCTCAAGAGGTAAAGGTAGCAGGCACTCAGTCGATTGACTACAAGAGAGCTACTCTAAGACAAATCCTAAGCCAGCAGTACCCACTAGTGAGTGCTTACGAAGTGAAGGCAGTCAACGGTGAGGTATTCAGCCTTGAGAGCGTAGACCCTAACAGCAAAGACAGCGGAGACTTCGCCCTTGAGGGTGAGTACCAAGTAGGTGACATCGTAGTTGTAATGTGGGCAGGAGATGACGATGAGATCGCTGGCTCGGTGAAGCTAGCTAGTGCTGGTGAGTTAGACGTACAGTGGAACAAGGAAGGCGTGAACTAACGTTAAGGTACTAGAGGTAATCGTGCTCGTGGCATTCGTGGTAGTTCCGCTTGCTAAGTGGATGCTCAAGAGGAATAGCTGGTAGGCTCGCCTGATAGGCGGGCTTCTTTGTGTTGTAACACTTGTAACAAACGAGAAGGAAAATGTAAGGTATACTTGACAGGTTGTTACGTTTAGGTTAAGTCGTACTTGACAAGGTGGACAAATCGTGGTAGATGTGGTATAATATACTTAGTTGGTAATGCTTGAGGTATACTCGTCGATTGCTCGACGTAGAATAACCTTGAGTGTTACCTATTTGTCGTTCTCATTAGATGCTTCACTTGGCCTTAATCATTAGACCTTGAATCAATTAGTCAAATTAGGAGCTAGCTAATCAGTTGATCTGAGATGGTAAAGTCCGTCGGGTAACCGACAGTATACTCCGTGAAATCTTACAAGACGAAAGCTGAGATGGACAACTGAGAAGGCTGGCTCATAGGTAGGCGATCTGAGAGGTGGAACTCCAAGCGAAAGCGAGAAGGTAGATCTCAGGAGAAGGCTGAGAAGGTGCTGTCTCAAGGGGTTTCTGAGAAGGTATACTGATGGATAGGAAGCGGATGAGAGATGGCTGAGGAGGAAGTCTGAGGGGTTACTAGGGAGGTTACCCACCCCTCGGCGTGCTCACTTGATTCCCACCTCAGATCCGAACTGGTACATACGAGTTAGCCAACTCCCTAGTAACCCCTCATTTGTTGTAACCGAGACGGTCACTACCTATAACATGTATTATGTAAACAAGAGTTAGCAACCTCAATAGCCCTCAATCCCTTGTGGCTCTAAGGCTCAACCCCTATGAGCTAGCATACTGCATAGTTACCCCTTATTAGCCTACTGTATAGCAACTGCATAAGCATACACCTCATTAGCACAACCACAACGTTTACCCTCTCAGATATGCACTATCTCATACATTCCACTACAAACAAAAGAGGAGAGCCTCAGTAGCCCTCCTCCATCATTCTGCCTATCAAGTTAGTCATCCATACTGTACCTATTAGCCCTGCCTCAGTGAGTGCCATTGTGGTACCTGTGAGATGGCCTAAGTGTGTAGCTCCTAGTGTGATCCACATGAGCACGATACCTATCAGTGTTATTGTTGTTCTCATCGTTATTCCTCCTCAGGGTTGCTTGTGAGTCCATAATACCAAGGTCATACTCACAGTGTCAACGATTAGTTTGTGACTGTTAGGAGGGAAACTGAGAAGGCTGAGGGCTATCCTAGTAGCTCCGCCTCCCTTGGTGCTGGCTCCCTAGCAACCCCACCCCTATGATTAGGAAGGCAGGGGTGTGCACCCATGACGATACTAAATGTTTACAGGAGAGACAGGACACTTTAGCAAATTTCACCCCCCTAGAGTAACCCCTTGAGACAGCACCTCCCTAGTCGCACCCCTAGCCATCGCTCCCTGAGCCTTCTACCCACGATATTTTTTCTAAAAAGTTTCTTCTATATAGAAAATTCTACATAGCCTCGATCTCCCGGTTCACTACCCACGAGACAGACTAATGAGCTTGCTACCTCTATAGTATCTATAATTTCACATACCAGACTATATAGACAAAAAAAAAGAAGTAACCTCTCTAGGGGTTACTTCACGTAGCCATCATATATAGTTATCGAATAATTGTTTTCTCCACCAAAGATAATTTCTTCTCTCTCGTAAGCTTGCAACTCAATGATTAGCTTCCCTAGATCATCCGTCTCGGTAAACCATCTACTTCCATCATGAGAGTCTTTGTGGTACACCCTAGAAGAATATTTGACTTCCTCTAGAGGTATCATCTTTGTAGGCGGAACTTTAGAGGCTTCTCCCCACATGCTACTAGCTCTTAGAATCTCTACTTTGTATTTCATTAGTTATTCCTCCTCAGTTTTTATCCATATAGTTGCTTCCTCGTCTCCATTAGCAATGAAGTCTACGTATCCATCGTTCCCTCTTAATTTATCCACCAGAGACGGAAGCTCACTAGGATGTATCTCACAGTACCACTCACTAGCATAATGCGGTCTGTCTGGATTCAAGAAAGACTTAATGTACAGTTTAGTCTCCACGAGGCAGACAGTCTCTGTAGGCACTTCTCGAGAGTCTACCTTATTGTCGTTTATAATTTGAACTCTCATTAGTATTCCTCCCCAATATGGTAATTGAAATTTTACTTCCTTGGCTTACTCCACATGAAAACATAACTCCCTAGCAGCACTACTATCATTGCTATCGAGCCAGCTACCCACTTATTCATGAAGAATTCTTCCATTAGATTACCTCCCTAGTCGCTTTAATGAATTTAACTTTCTCCACGAGACCGACTCTCGAGCCACTAACATCTACAGTCCTACCTGTGAGCTGGTTCTTTACTCGTAGTAGCCTGTTAGTATTCCTACTAAAGTTTTCAATCTCATATCTAAACATATCTCTACCCGTTAGGATAACCTCTTGGTTACCTACATGCAACAACAGAGCTGGCTCCGGTATATTCCTAACTTTCTCCCTGTGATCCCTCATAGCTTTACGCCACGACTTGAACACTTTGTTCACCCCTTAGTTACTTTTAGTTTCTTTCTCTTCTTCTCTTCATAGATAATTATTCTGTGTGAATCAAAATGAGATAACTCACAGTACAATCCTTCCTCGCTTATAGCAAAGAAAGCTTCCATAGTATCCATTTCAGTAAACCATGCTGTATTACCTTTATCATCTAACTCCTTGTTAACCTCAACTGCTTTCGTAGGAGCACCTTCTACTTGTTTGTAATCTTTATCTAGTTTTACTATGTAAGTTTTATTCATTAGTTATTTCCCCCTTAGTTATCTTGTAAGCCAATCATACCTGAGTCATATCCATAAGTCAACACTAAATTCAAAGGAGGTACCATCATGCAGAATCAACCTACTCAAGAGCAGCTATTAGCTCTCAAAGAACGAATGAAAGATCCTATCGGGTTTACCGAGGTGACAGGAACTGTTAAGGGTAAACCCTTTAGCTTCGACCACCGAGACCACCTTCACGACGTCTACCGAGATCCGCATCCTCGTGTGGTAATCGTAGCAGGTCGTCAGGTAGAGAAATCCGAGACACTAGTTAGAATACTTCTTTACGGAGGATACCAAAGAAAACACACAACGATTACCTATACGGCGCCTCGTCAGGAGCAAACAACTCGTTTTGTTAATGACCGATTCCGTAAAGCTATACGAGAGAGCAAAGGCGGTATCCTCGAGGGGATGATTGACCCTAAGAGGGATGCTAAGACGGCTATAGGGATTGCCAACTCTACTCAGTATTACTTCGGCTCAGCGTGGGCTGACGGGGATGCTCTGCGTGGTATCGCCGGAGACAAGGTAGGATTCGATGAGGTACAGGATATTACCCAAACAGCTATCGAGTCTATTGAGAAGTCGGTCTCGCATAGTGAAATCAAGGACCCAGTAACAGAATTAAACGGAGTCTGCTATTACACAGGAACACCTAAACAGAAGGGAAGCTACTATGACCGCGTTCTCTGGGGGCAGTCTGACCAGAAGAAATGGCACGTAACGTGTGACTCTTGTGGCAACGAAGAAGTTATGTCTATGAAGAATATCATGATTCAAAATGAGGGAGAAGACAACGAGCGTCGCTACTTTGGCTGCATGCACTGCCAAGAAGAACTTGACCGCGCTCATGGTAGATGGGAAGCTACCCGTCCAGAAAACAAGATGTACAGTGGCTACCTATTTAACCAACTCAATATGACATGGATCTCAGCGAACCAAATCTGGCGAGATTACCAAACAATGGACGCTATGACGTTTAACAACGAAGTTCTCGGTGAGTTCTACTCGGGAGACGAACAGCCGCTGTCTCTAGAGGACGTACTTGCTTGTATTGATAAGACTCGTTCTCTCAAGAAATACTCACAAAGTCCGACTGTACTAGGCATTGACTATGGTTCTGGCGGAAAGTCTAAAACGATTATCTTTATTGGCCACAGCGAGAACAGCAAGTTAGTTATCGACTATGCAGAGAGCTGGCAGCCAGACCGATCAGAAGACGCACTAAATGTGCATGACCAGTTGATCGCTCACATTATTACTCTTCAGGGGAAATTCAATGTAGAAAAGATTGTCGGCGATATTGGTTACGGTTCCTATGAGTCTCAAAAACTATACGAATTATACGGGAGGCAGGCTATAAGTTGCCGTTATGTTACTTATGCGAATGATCCTCGTAAGCGTGAATACAAAGGGTTTAACAACTCGACTCTGCAGGTAGACCGTACTTTCTCTATGGACAAACTTATAGATGCGTTCCATAAAGGTAACATCGTAGTTCCCTACAAAGACCCTGCTGCTATCGAGTATTTCTTTGACCACTGGACGGCTATCGAGATGAAGTTCACTGAGAGTAATACCGGTACAGGTAAGAAACTATACGATCACCGTACTCCAGATGATGCCTTCCATGCACTTAACTACGTGAGAGAGGGAATCCACGAGCTACAGAATCGCTTCGAGGCAGAATACGTTGAGAGAGAAGACTATGGGTTTGACAAGCTGTTTGCTGACTCTGAGGGTTTGCCCGAGTGGTAGTTGCCAAGTTCGTACTATATAGATGAAACTAACGGTGGAGAGCCTAGCTCGCAGAAGCCAAGGAGGAGAAACTAATGGGATTATTTAGTTCGTTTGCACAAAGGGTTCTCAAAAAAGAAAGAGAAATAAACGATGCAGAATTGCATAAGTTGGCTAGTGAGATCGGTCTCTACAAGGATGACAAGTATGAACGTAAAGAACAGGTGGATCTTAACCCTGAGGAGTTCTCGCTAGACATCTTTGAGAAGATGCTTCTTGATGGACAAGTACGTGCTGCTGTTGAGATGATTAAACTATCAGCTACGGCTAAAGGGTTTACTATCACAGGAGATGACGAAGAGACGCGCAAATATGCTGAGTTCATTCTAGAAAACTTCGAATCTATTGAAGGAAACCTAGAGGACGACATTAGAGAAATCATTTCAGCTATCGTATATGGATACAGTTGCACAGAGAAAGTATTCGAGTACAAAGACGGTGCAGTCCGACTCAAGAAGCTAAAAACACTTGACCCTAAGAAGGTTCACATTAAGACAGACAAGTTTGGTAACATCCTATGGGTAGAACAACGAATAGGGAGTAAGACAAGTAAGATACCGCGTGAGAAAATCTTATGGTACGCTTACGATAAACAATTCGGCAACCTCTATGGTAAATCTAATTTGCGTCCAATCTACAAGCATTGGATCACAAAGGATAGACTATACAGATTCGCCAACATAGCATATGAACGTTACGGAACACCCCTCTTAGTCGGAACCACTACCGACGCAAACGATGTAGGTAAGATGAAAGGAATCCTCTCTCGTATAAACTCCATGAGCTCGCTGTCTATCTCAGGTGGCGATAAGGTTGAAGCTATCCAGATGACTAATGCAGACTTTATTGGCTATATTGAACACCACGATAGAAAAATCATGGAAGGCATGTTAGTGCCTCCTATGCTACTTGGCCTGTCTCGTGGGCAGTCTGGTAGTTATGCTCTAAGTGGTAACCAATTTGACATCTTCATGATTCGCCTCGAGTCTATCCAGCGTAACATCAAAGCATTAATCGAGGAGGAAATTATTCGTCCCCTAGTAGATCTCAACTTCCCTAACGCTAAGAGATACCCTTCTTTCCAGTTTAAACCTATGGCAGATAAAGACATTACTAAGTTAGCTAACGTGATGAACTTAATGATTGCTAGTGGAGTAGTAGCTCCTAGTGAGGACTGGATTCGTGAGGAACTTGGTATGCCTGCCATCTCAGAGGAAGCCAAGAGAGAGATTGAAGAACGCAAAAGTGTTCCTCCAGCAGATCAAACTCCTAACGAGAAAAAACCTCAAGAGGAAGAACCAAAAAAGTAACAACCTCTGAGATTCCCCAAGAGTATATCACTTTTGCAGAGCGTCGCACAAGAGCAGACATCAAAGCTATCCAGCGAGACATGGAAGCTATTGAGTCCGCTTTTTTAAAGGATGCTCAGAGGTTAAACGAAAAGCGCCTACCTCAGTTGATGAAACGAGTAGAGAAATCCTTGAGAGAAGGACAAGACTCAATAGAAACCATGCAGATGCCGTCTCAAAAGGAATACCGCAAGCTCATTAGAAATCTAGTAATTACCAGCTCTGTGAGTGGATTCAAGCGAGCGGACACTGAGATGGATCAACTTACTCGTAGGTACAATCAGTATAGCGAGCTAGAAAGCTTACCGGTATATAATGATGACCTACCTCCAGAGTTACAAACATTCCTAGAAAACTATGCTCTACAGATTACGGTAATTACCGAGGAGACAGTGCTCAATAGAATCAAGGAGATATTGCTGCAGGGACTACTCACGGGAACAGAACCAGCTCACCTAGTCGAATCTGTACAGTCTGCTGCAGGAGCTGCACTCAGTGTAGCACATGCTACTACGATTGTCCGCACAGAAATGAGTAAGATGTACAATGCAGGAAGACTCGCTAGATACACGTCACCAGAGAACGAAGGCTTCGTAGTCGCTCTCCAGTACGATGCTATCATAGATACTCGTACTACTAATGTATGTCGCCACCTAGACGGACGCATCATCGCAATTGACCGGATGGATTTAATTATGGAGTACTCTCCTCCGAACCACTTCCAGTGTAGATCTGTATGGTTACCTGTCACGAAGTTCGAAACTTGGAGAGACGATTGGTCTACTGAGGTAGAACCTGAGAGGGGGTTCTCCGAAGGTACACCTGATATAGAAGAACTAAGAGGATTGGCTGGCTCATAAGAGTCAGTCTTTTTTTTTATGTCAAAAAGAAAGGCCACCCAGTTATCCTGAGTAGCCTAAACTAATGAGTAAATTCAGTTGTAGGGACGAGGAAACCCTGAGGAGAGAACCTCGTTTGATCCCTACTCTATTAGTATAACCTGAGTAGGATAGGCTCGTCAAGATAAAAAAATAGCCAGCTCCCCTAACGATGTGAGAAAGGGAACTGACTCCAAGGTAAAACGAAATCAAGAACGTCTACCGAGGTGACTAGGCTCAGTAGGTAATGCTGGGTAGTACGACCTCAAAGGATGTCTCCAGAGAGGGTAGATTACCACCTCCTAGGTATGTCTCAGGTAATACTTATAGGCCTAGTTTAGTACGTATCTTTCCTTCTTCGTAACCTCTTACGACTGATCCATCTTCAAAGAGAAACGTTGGAGTAGACATACTATCAAGGCAATCTACTAGGTAACTTTGAGCATCCTGCTCATGTGGTGTTCCTACAAATACCTTATCTGTCTCAATATTGATTTCTTCAATCTCCACAGGCACTGGCAAGTATGATAATTGCTGCTTAGCAACTTTGCAGGTAGGGCAAACTGTTTTAGTAAACATTTTGATTTTCATTTTAGTTAACCTCCTTAAATTGAATAAAGTCGATATTTCTTGTAGGGATTATAACGTTGTTAAAAAGTAAAGATTTCTTTTCCGTTACTATTTCGGCTAGTTTTTCCTTATTAGTAGCAAATATTTCACCTGACAAATTACTTCCACTCTTGAGATAGACAATTGAATCAAATGTTTTCATATTATTTATCCTCCTTAGTATCTAATTCTTAATAACCCACTTTACAGTTACAACCTCTTTCTTTTCTACTTCATAGACGTCAAGCTCTTGGTAGCATGACTCATACCCGTAATTCTCGTATCCATAACGGATAAGCGTTTCAGTTATCATAATGTGATTTCCTTTATTGTCTTCTAAGTAGTGAGTTAGATGTTTGAAGTTATCATCCATTTCCTCATCAGTTTCCACTATGGAGAATAATACCCCATCAATAGTTACCTCTTCGTTGTTTGATAAGTATTCGTGCTCCTCTTTAGTTAAGCTTCTCATTAGTTTTCCTCTCCTTCAAAGTAAGCTGAAATCTCTCGGTATAAATCAGTGTCGTAACAGTGAACATCATCCATGAGATCGTGAGCTTCACTAAGTAGCGACTCTGCACGTTCTAATTTATCTTCTAGCTCTTTAATTTTATCCATTTAGTTTTCCTCCTTAGTATCTACTCGATTGATTGAAGCCTCCACGCTGAACCCCTCAGGGTAACGCTTGGCGAGTTTGTTGATGTTTATCTCGGCTATCTCTTGGAGGGTATAACCTAGCTCGTGAGCACCTACTGAGACGTAATACATAATGTCGCCTAGCTCTTTTACTAACGGGTCAATATCTAAGTCGTGTCCATGGTGTATAACTTTCTTTACAGCATCTGCTACCTCTCCAGCTTCCCCTGAAAGTCCTAAAGCGACATTAGATAGCCTAGTTTGATAACCTCCGTATGGGTTCCAAGTTCGTAACGCCTTCTCCTGATAGTCATTCAACTCATTGATACGTAATTCATCCATAGTAACATCCCCTTTAGTTTTATACTTTAAGTACGCTGACAAGCTTACCACTCGATCAACCCCTTAAGTTTTGCTGTTAAAATAATCATACCAAAGTCATACCATGCAGTCAATTACTTTTTAGAACTTGTTTGTAAATCAATATCTGGTAAGATTTCTTCTGGTCGGAACAATACTTTGTAGTGATATGCATCCTCGTATTTCGCATCAGTTTGTTCTATAAAGTAACTCACGTTGTCGCTTAAACCTAAGTAGTGCTTCTTATATGCTCCTCCACCAGTCTTACATGTGACAGTCACTTTCTTATCTTCACTAGCATCTAACGCACACAGGCCCTCGATAGTAAGCAGATACTTGTCGGTAATTCCATTAAAAAATACCACTCTCCGTTGTACTTCAAACGAGTCGGCTGATTTAGAGAGATTATGAGAAACCGTATCTGCCTCTGTAGAACATCCTGCTAAAGTAAGTAACGCTAACCCTGCAAATAATTTCTTTTTCATTTGTATTCCCCCTTAGTCATATTATTAACCTAATCATACCACAGTCATACCAATATGCAAGAGGAAATTTAATATTCCTCCAAATTATTTCTTCAGAGGCTTATCCCCCTCAGATTGATCTAGGAAGTTATAGAATAGGATATTACCAGAATACTTCTCAGACGCTCCAGATTGGCTTGTATGAGCGAGAGACTCTTTAGCTTGTTCTTTTATTCTACGAAGTTCTAACTCTTCTATTTTGGCGTTTAGAGACGTCACAAGGTAATCTCTAAAGTTTGATACTTTTCCCTGCTCATGTTTGTCCAATACTTTACGGAGAACACTATCGAATGATCTCTTTGTCAAAAGCTCTTTAGTTTGTAAACGAAGAGAATTAATAACATCCGTTAAAGATTCGATTTGCTTGGGAGCTGGCGAGACAGAGTTCGCCTTATCATCATCAATCTCTTTAATATTATTTTTCTTTGTTTTTGAATCTTTGTTTATTAATTCTTTATTTATATTTGCACCTTTAGAACTGTTCCCAGAGAGCTGCTCCCTCGGTGCACCTGATTCGGGACACACTTCGGCAGTCTGTTGTACGTTTTGTACACCTGAAGAAAACTCAGTAGTATCAAGGGTTAAACCCTGTATCGGATTAACGTGCTTGATAGAATGTCCCTTCTCGGTTAACTCCGAAATCTCTGCTTTTACGAACTCGTAATACTCCTCGTCAGTAAACGGTAAGTCCGAAACGTTATAGTAATAACTCTTCTGTCCGTCTTTATGGCAATAGAAGCCTACGATGTATCTCTTAGCTACTAATCCCTTCCAAGCAGCGTCTACATTCTTTCTGCTAAATTGCTTATGTAGTTGTGTCTTATGGAACACCCACTCAGCAGGCCTACTCATCATGTGACTCAGGAGGCCGATCTCTCTTAGATCCTCTAAGTCGTCTTGTAAAGGCTTATTGTGTATCTGTGCGTACTCGCTAGTATGTCTTCTTTTGATTACATTATTACTCATTAGTATTCCTCCTCAGGATATCTCTTTATAGTAGTCATACTAAGGTATTACTAATGAGCTGTCAACCTATTAGTCTATTCGGTCTCATAATTAATTATTACAAATACTTATGGAGATAGGACTATTAGTTATTCTCTATAGCCTGCCTCACTAGAGTTCTTTACTAGTGAGTACTTCTATAGAGGTTATTCTTTAGAGACTTTTATTTATCTTTTTCTAAAGGTTAACTATTAGTTACTTCTCTAGAGAAATCTCTTTTTAGATAAAGTACGAGATTCGCAACCAAAACAGTTAAATCTCATGTATTTCACTTATTAATTTATACACCTTAGGATTGTATATCTACCTCTTGAGTATCAATTTCTACACTAGACGGTATCCTCTCAACTACAAGTTAACCTTTTGAGATGAGATATAAGCTTAACTAGTTGCGGTTTTCTTACTATATATATGAAGCAATTAATGAGGTGGTGACACTATGGCAACTATCAAGAACCTTCACTACGAAGGGAAGTTTACCGAGTTCTCGGAAGCTAATCCTAGTGAGGATTTAATCAAAGAAGCTATCCTTTTTTCCACAGGGACACACCGTGGGAAAGAATATACAGAAGAGCACTTACAAACATTGGTAGACAACTTCTCTATAGAAGATGAAATACCAATTCAACTAGATCACTCAGAAAGCGCACGAGATACAGTAGGATATCTAGAGGAAGTGTCTGTCAAAGACGGCAAGCTCTACGGTAAAATGCGTATCATCGAAGAGTATGCTAAAGAGCGTATCGCCAAGAAACTCCTAAAGAAACTCTCCGTTTCATTCTACACAAGTAAAGAAGGCAACCCTACCCGCCTTCGAGAGACTTCCCTTGTAGCATTTCCCCAACTCAAGGGAGCAACACTATTTAGCGAGAACGGCTTCACCTCGGAGCTGGACGAGCTAGAACAAACTGAGGAGGTAACACCAATGGCAGAAGAAACTAAATTAGAATTTGCTGAGTTAGAAAAAGCTTACGCTGAGAAGTTCTCAGAGATGGAAGCTAAGATGGCTGCTACAGACGCTAAGCTACAGAAGTTTGCTGAGGAGAAAGTATCTGCTAAGGTAGAGAAATTCCAAGAAGCAAAGAAGACGGTTCCGGCTCAGAAGGAATCACTTACAAAATTGCTAGCTTCATTCTCAGAGGAACAAACTGAAGCGTTTGAAGAGTTCATGTCTAACATGGGTGCTGTCGAGTTCCAAGAAGTTGCTGAGGTGGAAGACCCAGAGAAACCTGCTGAGGCTCCTACTGAAGAGCACGCGGACTTTAAGGAATCTGACGAGTACAAAAATTACTTGAAATCAATTGGCAAAGGAGGTAACAACTAATGGCACAAAACTTTATTGAATACCACATCAACCGAGATAGCCGTAAAACTTTTAAGGTAGCTGCCGCTGAGACATTATACGCAGGTGACCCTGTAGCAATTAAATCTGACATGACTGTTGGACGAGCTGCTGCAGACGATGAAACCGTAATTGGTATTGTCTACAGTGGTACAGTTGGTAACTCAGCTTTATATGGCGCTCCAGTGTTTGACTACACGAACAACGGCTTTGCTGGCTCGCGTAAAGAATCAGTAACAGTTATCTTGGGAGCTGGACATTTAGTTTACTTAAAGGTTACTTCTCCAGCGATCGGAAAACCTGTTGTAGCTACTGGTACTGCTGCTGGAACTAACCAATACAAAGTCCCTGCTGACAACGCTAAACCACTTTCACATGTAGGTAAGATCGTAGCAGTTGACTCTAAAGGATTCGCTTTAGTTCAAACTGTTTAGTGATCATACCTAGGTAATATTGTGGAGTCGGATATTCCACTATAAATTGAGTCCACCAAGATGCGGTTCCTCCTTATCCGATTAATCCAAAAGGAGAGATTCTTTGACAACCATATAGAAACAACTGAGGAGGCGTTCCATAGAGAAGGCATTGTTCCTCAGTATCCCCTCAAAACATAACCCTCAGGAGGTAATAATATGTCTGATTTAATCTTAGGACAACACCCTTTACTTAAGAAAGTCATGATGGATGCTCGTATCCAAGACTTAACAGAGCGACGCTTTATTGCTGATGCATTACTAACTAAAACCTCGGCAGATGCCTTAGCTATTAAATACTTTAAAGATGGAGATGCGGATGCTAATGGTAGTTATACTTATGAGGAAGTTCCTGAAGTAGGTGAAAGCTCAGGGTTCAAGCGTATTGGTCTTAGCGAGACAGCTAAGGTTGAAATGATTCGTAAGTACGGCTTAGAGTTTGCGTTCTCATATGAGATGCAAAAATGGGGTAACCCAGCTTACTTCGAGCGCGCTTTCAAGAAATTATCTAACTCAGTAGTAGCAATGGTTAACACTATGGCTTATGACAAGTTACACGGTGCAGCTTCTGCTCCTAACCAAAACTTACAAACTAAGTCTGGTAACCGTTGGAACGATCCTGCTACAGGTGACACTAACTTAATCGCTGACATTGTAGACGCTAAAGCTGCTGCTAAGAAGGCTGGTTACTCTTTAGATACTTTAGTGGTATCTCCGCAGACAGAAGCATTGCTTCTTAAGTCTAAGTCTATTCGTGATGCCTTCAAGCAAAACGGTACAGACATCGTGTTACTACGCGGATACATTGGTGACTTCTTAGGTTTATCAATCGTCGTTGATGAGAATTACCCAGATAACCAAGCTTTATTCGTAGAGCGCGGAACTGCTGGAGACATCGCTGATGCTGAAGGTCTACAAACTCACACGTATAACCAAGAGGAAGATATGACTACTATTGGTCGAGTTACTCGTTTCACTACAGCTTACATCACAGACCCTCGTGCAGTATTCTTAATCACTGGTATTGTATCTTAATATATTGACAGTCTAGGAAAACAGACTCTAAAGGCAACACGTTTGGCCCATCAATCGTACGAAGGTTTGGGAAACGTGTAACACCGCCTAGTTGAGCTTGCATTGGACTCGCTAGGCGTTCTACTGAATTGACTAGTGTGGGCTGGAAATCCCCTAGTTGGGAAAGGTTCTTCCTTTCTCAGAGTACCTATGAGGTAGCTAATGACTCCCCTCGTTAGTTATCTGGTGGGTACTCTGACAAGAGAAGAAAGGAGTGAAAGCTATGAAGGTTAAAGCTAAAGTGGAAGCTATAGATAGTTTGTTTAATCAAGTGGGTGACATCTTGGAGGTAGACGACGAGTACGGAAAGCACCTCATTGGTATTGACTACGCAGAGTCAGCTGAAGAGAAGAAAGCACCTGCTAAGAAGCCTGCTCCAAAGTCTAAAGCTAAGGAGTGATGACAAGTGAGTTATAGTACTCCGAAAGACCTACGAACTACTTACAGGCAACAGCTACCAAGTTCCATCTCAGACAAAGATATTCAAGTCTTCTGTGACAAAGCCTCGGTGTACATCAACGCTATCCTCGCGAAAGCCTACGCAGTTCCATTCTCCCCAGTTCCACCACTCATCAAGCAAGTTGCTAATGACCTTACTACATATTTCTTTATCGAAGGAATGTACACGAGTCAGAAGCCTAACTTGGATGAATTCTATAAAGACCTCAAGTTGAGATTAGACCAAATGCTACAAGATATCCTTAATGGAGATATGGCCTTAATAGGTGAGGACGGACAAGTTGTTCAGCCTTTGCCAACGTGGAACAACGGATACGCAACAACTAACGACGATGAGCCGTTCTTTGACCGGTGTCATCCTTACTGGTAGGTGAGATAGATGGCTAACAATGAACGCATGAGAGTTGAGCTCAATGGGTTTGATGTAAGGATGCTCCGAGCAGCAGGCAAACTAGAAGACCTTAAGACACCTCTCCGTAGAAGTGAAACCTATATGGAACGCTCAATAGGTAACCGATTTAGGGCAGCTGCTTGGGTTCCTCTTGCAGATAGTACTCTTAGGATGCATCCTCACAGGGTTGGCGGTAAGCCGTTGAACGATACAGGAGCACTAAAACAGTCAATCACGAGTGGGGCAGCTAACAGGCTATCTAAGAAGAAATTGACTATTAGGTCAGGACTCAAGAAAGCTAATTTGCACAACCACGGAGGTAGGACTAGTTGGGGTACATTTGTGCCTGCTCGTCCATTCTTATTCTTCAGTGGTACAGACAGACAGATGATTCAGCGAGTGTTTGATGACTATGTAGATGAACTAGTGAGGGAGGTAAATGATGGTAACCACTAAAGGTATTTACAACGAGACAAAAGCTCATATAGCTGACTACCTCATCGAGTGCTTTAACGCGAGTGATGACCAAGTAGATGTCTACCGAGCACCTTTCCAGCAGATACCTACGTTCCCTGCTATTACAGTTGAGATAGTCGGAAGACCTACTCGTAAGGCTGTCGCTATGGGTGGTGTCTATCAGTCTACTATCTCTGTGAACATTTGGGTCTATACGAGTTTACTAGACGGGATGGAAGCTGAGGAGCAATGCCTATGGTTGACAAGCCAAGTAGAGTATTACATCGCTCAGAATAGAACCCTTGGAGGTAGATTCCAAGAGGTTAAACTTGATGATGATATCCAATTTGGTACTGTCCAAGAGGGAGAAGTGAACTTCCTCCAAGGAGCTAAGATTCCTCTGTTAGTTACAACTAATATGACACAAGACAAACCACAATGTGGCACAGACTCAGGAGGTGATTGCTCGTGCGGTTGATTTATACAAACGAGACGCCAATCTATTTTGGCTATCCCAATTTAGGATACATCAAGCAAGACGACATTGTAGATGTACTCGGTAAGGACGAGATAGCAACACTAAAAGAGCTAGGCTTTGATAAGGCACCACCTTTCGAGGGAGAACCTACGGAGGAGATTCCTACAGAGCCAGTAACAGAGGAGGAGGTAAACAATGGTTAGACAAACTCAAGGTTATGATACTCAGGTAGCGTTTGGTAAGGAGGCTACTTTCGGTACGGCTCCGGCAGCAGGAACCTTCAAGAGCTGGGGAATTATTGACAGCTTCGAAGCCGAAATCAATAAGAACCATGAAGCCATGCGAGGATTGGGTTCTCGTACAGTATTGATGACAAAGGCTGGCCAACAAGAAGTAACACCTACTCTAAGTCAATACTTACAAGACCCTAAGATTTTTTACTACGCATTAGGTAAGGTAGTCAAGACAGGAGCAGCTAACGCATGGGTTCATACGATCACCCCTGTAGGTCGCTGCGAAGAGTTACCTTCCTTTACAGCACAAGCTAACATGTGTGTCAACGGTACTCCTTACGTTACTAACTATCTAGGATCTAAGATTGATAACTTAACTATCAGTGGATCTAACGATGGCCCTGTAACTGTAGAGGCCGACATCATTAGCAAAGACTTTGCAGATGCTGCTACACCAGCTAGCTCATATACGACTGTACTTAATAACCCTCTAACGTTTGCTGACGGGGTCGTAACTATCAATGGAAACACAGCAGGTAACGTTACGGAGTTTGAAATCGAGATAGCTAACAACTTAGATGCTGTCTATACAATCTCTAAAGGTAACTCACCGAGTATGATTAGTGATGGTGTACTAGATGTAACTGGATCGTTGACTATCGCGGTTGCCTACACTGCACAACGCGCACTGTTTACTAGTGGAGCAGAGTTCGATATCAAGTTACGCTTCGATGATCCTGCTGTACCAGCTAACTACATTGAGATTACCGGAATAGGTGCTCGTTACGATAGTGACTCTCTAAGCAACGAAGCTGATGGAGCAGTTGATTATGAACTAGACGTACTCTTCCGAGATATCCGAATTGTAGCTGGCTCTAAAGACGTATCAGATTTAACAGTATAAAACTCGGGAGGCTTCGGTCTCCCTTTAATTTAAAACTCGAAAGGTGGAAACTATAATGGCTAAACAACAATTCCCTTGGTTACAATCTCAGGAGACTAAAACTAAACAGGTAAACGGAGTACGCATAACTTACAAGGAATTAAGCTACGGAGATGAGCGTAAAATCCAATCAGAGTGCGTGTCTATCGGAGATAACGGTAAGCCTCAGATTGATATGGGTCTAATGGGTACGTCTCGAGTGGTTGCTAGTCTTATCGACTGGGATTTGACTGATGAGAATGGTGTTAAGTTGCCTATCGAGTTAAACACTTTCGATAACATTCTAAATAACCAGTGGGCTACTGACATTGTAGAGGCTGTCTTAGGAGAAGAAAAGAAAGTGTCTACTAAGAGAAAAAAGTAATAGAGCAACAAGTCAAACAGATGATGGACGGGAAGACGGTAACCAATCCAGACCCGTCTATTACTATGTACGAACTCTGTACGGTCTTTCACAAGTTACCTGATGAGATAGATAGACAGAGTGCCCACGAGATGGATCTCCTACTAGCAGTACATAACGCGAAGAATAAAGCGGAGTCAGCTAAGGAGAAGAAACAAAACAACAAACAAGGTAGGCAAGCTGTCAAAGACAAGTATAAGTAGGAGGTGAGACTTATCGCTTCTCTAATAGAAATTATAATCAACGCGGATGATCGAGCATCAAACCAATTTAGAAAAGTTTCCTCAGAGGCCAAGAAGATGGCAGCCATCATAGGTGCAATCACGATAGCAACTGCTGGGATGACTCCGGCTCTGTTAGGTGGACTAGGAGCTATCGCTTCATTGTTTGGTACTGCAGGGTTAGCTGCTGCAGGGTTTGGAGGACTAGCCGCCACCACGATAATGAAGACATGGGAGAAGGCAGGCGACCTCGAAGATGCAATGCTCGATGTTAATACGGCCATGATTAACAACGATGCTAAGGGGTACGCCAAAGCAATGGCTAAGGTGACAGCTATCTACGAAGATATGACCGAGCAAGAAAGACAAGCAGTAGCAAGCATTATGGAGTTGAAAGATGCTTGGAGAGGTATGGAAGATGCAATGACTCCTGTAACATTAGACTTGATAGCTCACTCTACAGGGTTTCTCCGCCTGACTATGCTCAAGTTATTTCCTACTTTCCAGAGTACTGGAATGGCTTTTAACGATATGATTGGATACATGAATCAAGCTATCGAGAGTGGACGGGCTGATGCATTCTTCGAACATATGAACACTTTTGCAGTCCCAATGTTTCAACAGGTTATGATCTCAGCAGGTAATATCCTTAAAGGGTTTGGCGGTCTCATGGTAGCGTTCGCTCCGCTAGGTTTATCCTTCGGAGATGGAATGGTTAGCATGACTGATAAGTTCGCTAAGTGGGCTTGGGCTCTACAGAGCAATCCTGCGTTTGCTAACTTCGTTAAGATGGTTCAAGAGAGTACGCCAGTTATTTTTAGTCTGATAGGCACTATCGTAGATGTACTCTGGGAGATGATTAACGTTCTCTATCCGTTTGCTATTAGGATACTAGCTGCTACAGATGCCTTCTTAAAAATGTCTATGGAGTCAGGCGCTCTGGAGGCGATTCTTAAGATACTCGGAGGAGCTGTATTATTAGTAGCTGAGAATATGGACTGGTTGATTCCTCTAGTAGGCTCACTCTATTTAGGAATGAAGGCTCTACAGATTGTACAGTCAGTAGCTAAAGGGTTCGGACTCTTATACGATGCAGCTGGATTGGTTATGAGAGGGCTAGGTCTATTGATTCCAGTAACTGCTGGGCAAACTGCTGGGCAAACTGCATTGAACGTAGCTACATGGTTATTCCCGGGAGTTTGGATTACAGCAGCAATCATGGCAGTAGTCGCAGCTGGAGTTCTAATGTGGAAGAACTGGGATGAGATAGCTGCATGGGGTAAATGGCTATGGGGTGAAACCAAAAAGACTTGGAATGGCATCAAGAAGGACGTAGTAGAAGCTTACGACAAAATGGTCTCTAAAGCTAAAGAATGGTGGGGTGATACTAAGAGGAAGTGGGACGATACAGTTAGTGCTGCCAAATCTAAAGCTAGCGAAATGTACACAGAAGTAGTAAACAAATATGAATCTATGAAGACTGCTGCTACAAATAAACTAGCTGAGATGACTAGCAAGGCTTCTCAAAAGTGGAGCGAAGCATACAATAGCGCTACCTCATGGGTTTCTAATATGTGGGACGCTGGAGTTGCAAATGCTAAAGCTATGTCTCAAGGGTTCAAAAACAATGTTGACGACCTCGGGGACGCTGTCTGGAGTGGTATGAAATCAGCTTGGAATAGCATCAAGAGTTGGGGAAATACGTTCTATAACTCAGGAGCAGCTTTACTTGGTGAGTTCGCTGATGGTGTCTGGAAGGGTGTCACTATGGCTTACGATAATGTCTGGGAAGGTATGAAATACATCCGTAATCTACTTCCGTTCTCACCAGCCAAAGAAGGGCCACTAAGCGACTTAGATAAATCTGGTGAAGCATTCTTCCCAACTTGGTACGAGGCAGCAATGACTAAGACAGGAGCTATGCAGAAAGCTGTTAGCGGTGCCTTTGGAGGAGTTGCTGATGCAGCTAATGTCGCACTAGCTGGGTCTGGATTAGCAGCCTTCACAGGAGGAAATACAAGTGTAACAGTTAACCACGTAGTCACTGTTGAGGGAGACGTATCTCTTGACTCTAGAGGTTTAGAAGATCTACAGAGTACAATCCAGCAGCAAGTAGTAGGCTCAACAGGAGTAACTGGCTTTGGATTCGATAAGCAAGTCATTAGAAGGCACTAGGGAGGTGGGCTAGATGGCAACTGCTCCGGTGATAACTGGTTCGGGGTTTTTTGGTAATTCGTTTACTCAAATAAATTTTACCTCTGCCGGCGCAACAAATGAGAGGTTATACCTAGAGAGGGCCATTGTCGGTCAAACCTCTCTGGATTACTCTGTCGTTAGGAGCTTTAATAGAGGTACTTTAACGAACATAAGTGATTACACATCAGCTCCGGCTGATATCGTTTATAGGTATAGACTTAGAGCAACTAACGCAGATGGAACTGGGCAGGTATACAGTAACACACTTGATGTAATTATGGTGTGTCAGACTTATAGTTCTATAAGTGCGCTCCCAGTATCATCTGGTAATGACAATCTAATACAGTATGCTACATCAAGGAATAGCTCAAGAGGACGTTCGACAACGATTCATAAGTTTGCTGGTAGGCGTGACCCTGTAGCCGAGAAAGCTATGCAGAGGTCTAACACAGTAGACATCAGTTGGATTTGTAGAACTTGGACAGAGGTAGAGCAATTCATGGAGTTAATGCTTAATCAGGATTTCTGGTACAGAGATAACTCTGGTAGGTCATTCCATGCAGTATGCTCTGACATACAGGTGGCTGACTCACAAGTACTAAATCAATTCACTCTTTCGACTACACTTACAAAGATTGACGGAGGAGTACAAAACTAACTTGGAGGCGGTAATGTATGGCATCTACAAGGAACTTCTCGAGTGGTTACCGTGAGATAGGTTACCGCTTCGAGTTGCTTGATAAAGATTTAAACATCGTAAGAGACGTAACTGACAAGGTTAAGGAAGCTACTGTTGAGAATAACTCGTTTGTATCCGTCAATAGGACTGCTAAGTTTACTATCAAGGAAGACTACACGCAACCAGCGACTATCCTATCTGACTATAGAGATACATACAACCAAGGTTCCAATAGTGTCCCCTTTGATAGTTGGACGAGCCAGACGAACTACGCGATGAAAAACATAGGAGGCGTCCTCGCTATTCCTGATAAGAAAGTCTATAGTGGAGATTCCCCAGAGTTCGATGCTGGACAGTATACTACAAATTCCATCTCTGGTATTGATGATGTTGATTCTAGTATACCTACTAACTGGGTTCTTCATAGAAATACTTCTACAAAGACACAAATAGGAGCGCAAAGTTACACGTCAACAACAAACACCTCAGAAGGAAAAGCCGGCCCTATATTAGGTAGGTCTATTAAATTCCACAAGTACGATCTTGGTGCTACATTGTACGCTCTCATTAGAACCACTTCTAGCACACCACTTCCTACAAGTGGAACTAAGCGTATTCACTTTTGCGGATTCTTTAGGAGCAAGAGTTTAACTGCCTATCCAGATGTTTGCTTTAGGTTTACTGGAGGAGGTAACCCCGAGAAATTCATAAGAGTCTCTGACACAAACATAAACAAAACTCTAGTTAGTGATGCTATTGTGCCAGACGCAGAAAAATGGTATTACTTTGAAGGGTTCCATGACCTCACTGTAGATGGAACTTACACGATAGCCAACCCCTGTATAGGAATCTGGCAAGGTGCTTCTGGTAAAGACATCGAGTACGACCAGTTCTACTATGATGCCAACCGCACCAGCCGTTACTCGTTAGACTGCGTATCCGTCTCTCCAGTTATCAACTGTAGTATAACTGATGCTCTAGGGGTTGCTAACCAACTGAAGCTAAGTCTAACTAGTGTCGACTCTGTAGTAGATAGAAGTTCTAGAAGGTCTGGAAGCGGTGTTGCAACTCGTCCAGCATCTTTTGAGATTAATTGGTCAAGAGACGGTGGTGTTACTTGGGAAGGTTGGCAAAGTGGGACACCCTCTTTGATACCAAACTTGGACATGAGAAACTTCAGATTCCAACTTAGGTTTACCCTCGGGCAGTACACCCAGATAGACCCCTTCCATTTGGATAACGGATTTCAGTACAGGCCTTCCTCGCTAAACAACTTCACAGTTACATTTGGAGGTAGCACCAATATAGCCAATCCTAACTATGACGTTATTGACTATACGAAACACCGTATCAAGCCTTACTTACA